ACAAAGACCAGCAGGCATTGCATCACGCTATAAATTTCTGTGATGTAAAATTAGTAGAACTTGATAATGAAAAGGCTGCTTTACAAACTGCAAGACAGGCTTATGTTAATGATTTAGGTAACAGTTTAAAGGACGACTAGTGGTAATATACATTGGCTATGATTCTGAACAACCCGAGGCATACGAAGTATGTAGGGAAAGTATCTTACGATACAATCGTAGCCATACCATTACACCTTTGATACTTAACGACTTAAAAGATGAAGGATTATACTGGAGACCGTTTCAAAATGAAAGTACAGAATTTGCTTTTACTCGGTTTCTAGTTCCGCATCTTTCTATGTATTCAGGTTTTGCACTTTTCTGTGATAGTGATTTCATGTGGAAGTGTGACCCTGCAGAACTATTCAATTACGCAAAATGTGGGAAGTCCATATATTGCGTTCAACACCCCGCCTTTCTATCTCCCACCACTAAGATGAATGATAAACCAAATCTATCTTATCCAAAGAAATACTGGTCATCACTTATGTTATTTGATAATGGTAAATGTAGACAACTTACCAAAGAGTATGTAAACCAAGCCCCAGCGGGTGCGTTACATGAAATGGATTGGGCGGAATCTATCGGTAGTTTACCTGCGGAATACAACGCCATGGTAAATTACTATCAATTTCCAGAAGCAAAAGCGGTTCATTTTACAGACGGTGGACCGTGGCATGATATACACGATAACCTAGGATACTCTAACGAATGGAAGAAACTTTACACAACCTTACAAACAACAAATCAATAATACTTGTCGGCAATTCTGTCGAAATATTACAACATCAACTTGCTGACTACATCGAAAGTTTCGATACAGTAGTGCGATTTGGAAATGGTATACCTGATGCAACTAATTGGGATAGTATTGGTAAGCGTACTGATATTTGGGTTACTGGGTATTTGAGATATGGTAAAAGAAAAATGTTCGCGAAAGATTGCGCAGTCTTGTTCAATCGTTCCCGAATACATCTCGGTGATGATGTCGATTCAAGACATCAAATAGATTTTAAATATGTAAATATGTTTTCGGACAAAGAGCTTATGTCACTCTTCAAATTATGTGGATCGGAAGTAGGGAAAACTGTTGGCGCAAGGCCATCGGCAGGTTTCATTGCAATACAATATTTTTTACAGAAAACAAAATTTTCTTCTCTTACATTGGTAGGCTTTGACTTTTTTTCGAAAGCACTTCCAATTATTGCTGGAACGAATAATCCTTATAGTTGGCATATTCCTTTAAATACAGTAACAAGCAATCCCCATTCCCCGAAGGAAAAAGAGATTGTAGTTGATTTATATGAAAGGGGTGTGATTGATTGGAAAATTTTGACCGATTTAGATGAGAGCTATCTAGACCTTTCCTAAGTAGAAACCTCTTTCTACTAACTTTCCTGCTGTTGATTTTTGTTTCGCTGTCTTAGTGAGCAATACATCATTTAATCTAGCGTTTCTAAAATTCATAGGAATCTTATCTATCAATGAAGTATAACAATCCCATGGTACAGCTAGTTGCAGTCCTGTTTGTAAGTATATATACTGAAGTGCTAAGTGTTCATGTTTTACATCTATAGTCCAGGATTTTCTTAACATGACAGTATAGTCTAGTAATTCTTTTGCTCCTACTGCATCTAATTCGATAAGTACATCTACCTTTCCATTTACATATAGCGGTGACCATGAGTGCTTGTAAAAAGTAAGTGCTTCAAAGAAAGCACGGTCATTACATGCTATAAGTTTAGTATCTATACGAGGGCGTCTGCCTTGATTTGGTGGTAGCTTTTGGTCAATAAAAAATAAATCTTTATCATGAAACTCAGCGAGTTTGTCATAGTTTAAGATGACCATTGATTTATCTACTAGTGGTATTCTTTGATGTGTTTGGGTTGCTATATTCAATATTCCATAGTAGTTCTTCAAATGACTTTTATCGAATACTAATTCTCTACTTAAAAATGAAAGTGAGCTTTTGAAAAACTCTGCTGGTGGTATGTCTCCTTCATCAATAGGTCTATTGAAGATTCTGTTACCATACCATACGACCATTCTCTTTGCAAGTCCACCTTTATCTTTCCAATGATCTTTTAGATGGAATGTCATTCTAGAGATGTGTTCTTCCCTCCACCAAGATTCGTAGATTTTAATGTTATCAAAATTGTTTATCATCCATTGGACTTCTTTTTCTACCCAATCTTCTTTATGTATAAATAAATGTAAGCGAAACCCTGACTTATCAAGTAGGGAAGCTAAGGTGAAAAATGTCCAATCTTTCTTATATGTTGTTACTAATTCTATCATCCGTTTATTACCTTCATGCCCCAAAAGTTATTTAGGAACATTTCCATTCTTGTCTCTGCATCTTCGTCAAAATTGAATATAATGCCTGAGTTCCTTGCTGAGAATAATTTCATCAGCGATTCTTTTGCATTTGTATTTGCTATCGCAAAGTAAATGCTTTCGTAAGTCAAGAGAGCCTTCTCTCTATCCTCTTTTGTATGTGATACCATACTTAACTGCTTGTCTAACATTAGTGCCATCATTCCCATTTCACTATTCGGCATTGTGGCACAGTGAGTGCAATTTGCAAGAAGTTCAAAACCTCCTTCTTTTGGATCGAGTACGTTCTCATCTCCAAAATCTTTTTTCATCTTTGCTACCCATATTTTCTGAGTAATAGGATGAGGTTTAATTACAAACCCCTCCTCGATTGCTCGTTTTACTCTACCCCAATGAACACACTTACCTTTAGACAATAAGTTACTGCCTGGTAAAAATATTACTTTATCATAATATTTTTGATTTCCTGTTAGAGTATATTTGTTATGAAAGTTGTTAATAATTTTATTACATCTATCATAATCTATTTTTACATCTGGGTTATCAACAATAGATATCATTAACTTATCATTAATTTTTATACTTGGTGTTTTGACCAGTATACCATTACCTAAAAAATCTGTGTATAACCATTTATGAACAGTGTTTAATGTATTAGTGTTAAACCAAATATCATACTGAAAAGGAGAACCACGATACTGTTTAGGTATAATTCTTTCCTTAAATTCTTCTAATCCTTCCAAGTCACTTGTTGGTCTATAACAAGAACCTGACTTCATAAAATGAGTAGGTATATCTCCTAGCGACTCATTTATTGTTAGAGCTTCTAATTTTCCTTTAACTTTGATGCTTGGCATTCTTTAGCTCAAATATTTGTTGCTCTAAGTTTCTCATTCGTTTTTCTTGATGCTCGATACTGTCGTACAGTGCATGCATCATACTTTCCATCTTTCGATTTAGGTATTCAGGTGTAACCTTTTTATCAGTTTCAAATCCGCCTTGTGATTTATCCATTCTAGTTGCTTTCACTCCATTGTGAGCCATCCCAGAAGGAGAATCCGTAGTTGTCAAGGCTTGATACCTCTGTGTCAAACAGAGTACCCGCCTGAGAGGCAGTTGTTCTTTCGTATACAACTGTATTTGTTAGGAACACAGTTGTGGTTAAGTGGTCGGTCGTGACCGTGGTATCAGTAGTTCTATTAGTATTAAATGTTGTAGTTGTAGTTCTATCTGTACCAAAAGTTGTTGTTTTGCTTGTTTCAAATCCTGTAGTAGTATCAAATGCAGTTGTTCTTGAAGTTTCAGTGCTTCTTGACGATGCTGTACTTCTACTTGATGCGGTTACATTATCAGTCTCAAAAGTTGTAGTTGTAGACTTACTTGTACCTGTACTTCTTGTTGTAACAGTTCCTTGAGTAGTTGCAAAAGTAGTAGTAGTAGCTTTACTTGTTTCGGTAGCTCTACTCGATCCTGTCCCTCTATCTGTTAAGAAGGTTGAGGTAGTCTCTCTACTTGACGCAGTACTTCTACTAGAGGCTGTTGTAGTATTTGTATTAAATGTGGTAGTAGTCGCTCTACTTGATGCAGTACCTCTATCGGTTGCGGTAGTAGTGTTTGTATTAAATGTTGTAGTTGTGGACTTACTTGTACCTGTAGTTCTTGTTGTAACAGTTCCCTGTGAAGTAGTAAATGTAGTTGTTGTAGACCTACTCGATGCTGTACTTCTACTAGTTTGTGTAGCTTGTGTAGTATTAAATGTTGTAGTAGTATCTCTACTAGATGCTGTACTCTTACTTGTGGCAGTCGCTTGTGTAGTATTAAATGTTGTAGTTGTATCTCTACTTGACGCTGTACTTCTAGTAGTTTGTGTAGCTTGTGCTGTATTAAATACTGTTGTTGTATCTCTAGCAGATGCAGTAGCTCTACTTGTAATTGTTCCTTGTGAAGTAGCAAATGTAGTTGTTGTATTTCTACTTGTTCCTGTCGCTCTTGAACTAATTCTACTTGTAATGTAAGCTGTCTCATAACTTGTTGACTGAGAAGTATTATCTACATATGCTGTTGATGTAGTAAATGTTGTAGTTCTTGACGTTGTCTGAGTAGTATTTGTATTCCTTGCAGTATTTGTTGCAAAAGATGTATTATCTATGTAAGCTGTACTTGTTGTAAATGTTGTAGTTCTTGTTGTTGACTGAGTAGTATTTGTACTTCGTGCAGTATTAGATAGTCTAACTGTATTATAAGTTGTGCTTTGTGAAGTATTCGTAGACTGTGTTGTATTTGTTGACTGAGTAGTATTTGTACTTCTTGCTGTGTTTGACAATCTTACTGTGTCATAACTTGTTGACTGTGATGTATTTGTAGACTGCGAAGTATTTGTAGTCTGAGAAGTATTAGTACTTCTAGCAGTATTCGATAGTCTGACAGTATTGTAACTTGTTGACTGTGAAGTGTTTGTGCTTTGAGTTGTGTTAGTACTCTGAGCTGTATTTGTACTTCTTGCAGTATTAGACAATCTTACAGTGTTATAACTTGTTGATTGTGATGTGTTCGTGCTTTGAGTTGTGTTAGTACTCTGAGCTGTATTTGTACTTCTAGCAGTGTTTGAAAGTCTTACTGTGTTATAGCTTGTTGACTGTGAAGTATTTGTGTTTCTTGATGTGTTTGATAGTCTTACAGTGTTGTAACTTGTACTCTGACTTGTATTTGTATTTCTACTTGTGTTTGTTGCCTGTGTAGTAGTTCTACTTGTATTTGTTGCAAACGAGGTATTATAAGCAGTAGAGTTTGTAAACCCTGTTGACCTACTTGTATTTGTAGACTGAGTAGTGTTTGTGTTTCTTGTTGTAGCAAAAGAGGTATTATCTACATATGCTGTTATTCTACTTGTATTAGTATTTCTTGATGTACCAAAAGAGGTATTATCTATGTACGCTGTTATTCTACTTGTGTTCGTATTTCTAGAAGTTCCGAAACTTGTGTTATCTATATATGCTGTAATTCTAGAGGTGTTAGTACTATTTGTAAATGAAGTGGCATTTGTAAATGAAGTTGATCTACTTGTATTATTTGTAAACCCAGTACTTCTTGAACCTGATGTGTTGTTTGTAAATCCAGTACTTCTTGAAGTGTTTACATATGAGGTTTGTGTGTACTCTTCTCCTTCAGAATCCTCTTCTAGTTCTAGATACATTGTAATGTAAGTAGTAATTCTTGAAGTATTCGTAGCGCCTGAAAAAGCAGTATTTCTAGATGTGTTTGTAGCGAAGGACGTATTCCTTGATGTGTTTGTGTTTCTAGAAGTATTAGTATTATTTGTAAACCCTGTTGACCTACTTGTATTTGTTGCTTGTGAAGTATTATAGGCCGTAGAGTTAGTAAACCCTGTTGATCTACTTGTGTTTGTTGCTTGTGTAGTATTATAGGCTGTAGAGTTAGTAAAGCCTGTTGACCTACTTGTATTTGTAGCTTGTGTTGTATTGTAAGCTGTAGAGTTGGTAAAGCCTGTTGACCTACTTGTATTTGTTGCTTGTGTAGTAGTATAACTTGTAGATGTTGCAAATGTTGTGTTATCTACATATGCTGTTATTCTTGCTGTGTTTGTATTTCTACTTGTGCCTTGTGATGTATTATCTATATAAGCAGTTGTAAATGAAGTATTATCTACATACGCAGTTGCAGTTGTAAAGGTAGTTGTTCTACTTGTCGCAAAGCTAGTGTTATCTTGATACGCTGTTGCAGTAGTAAATGTTGTAGTCCTTGTTGTTGCAAAGCTAGTGTTATCTTGATACGCTGTTGTCGTAGCAAATGTTGTTGTTGTTGCGAATGTAGTATTCGTAGCAAATGTTGTTGTTCTTGTAGTAGCGAAACTTGTATTATCTTGATATGCCGTTGTTGTTGTAAATGTAGTAGTTGTTGCAAAAGTTGTATTTGTAGCAAATGTTGTTGTTCTACTAGTTGCAAAGCTGGTATTATCTTGATATGCTGTTGTCGTTGTAAATATAGTTGCAGTACCAAATGTTGTTGTGGTAGTAAATGTCGTTGTTCTACTTGTAGCAAAACTGGTATTATCTTGATATGCAGTCGTTGTAGTAAATGTCGTATTTGTTGCGAATGTTGTGTTCGTTGCAAATGTAGTTGTTCTACTTGTAGCAAATGAAGTGTTATCCTGATAAGCTGTTGTTGTTGTAAATGTAGTATTGAAACTTGTTGACTGCGATGTATTTGTACTTCTAGCAGTATTTGTAGCTTGTGATGTATTATCTATATAAGCAGTGCTTGTTGTAAATGTAGTACTGTAACTTGTTGACTGCGATGTATTTGTATTTCTTGCTGTGTTTGTAGCAAAAGAAGTATTCCTACTAGTACTTATCACTGTGTCATATGAAGTAGTGTAAGTCGTTGTGGTATTATAGGCAGTTGTTGTACTTTTTGTAGTTGCAAATACTGTTGTTGTTGCAAATGCAGTTGTAGTTGTAAATGCAGTTTCTGTGCTTTGACTAGTATTAAATGTTGTTGTTGTGTTAAATGCAGTTGTAGTTGTAAATGCAGTTGTTGTTGACTGTGAAGTATTAAATGTTGTTGTTGTATTAAATGTAGTAGTAGTCGTAAACGCTGTTGTTGTTGACTGCGAAGTATTAAATGTTGTTGTTGTATTAAATGTAGTAGTAGTCGTAAACGCAGTAGTAGTCGCCTGTGTAGTATTAAATACAGTAGTTGTAGTGAATGCAGTCGTTGTATTAAATGCAGTAGTAGTACCTTGCGATGTATTATAAGTTGTTGTTGTATTAAATGTGGTAGTAGTAGTATACGCTGTTGTGGTACTTTGTGTTGTATTGTAAGTAGTAGTAGTTGTAAATGCAGTCGTTGTATTAAATGCAGTTGTAGTAGCCTGTGTAGTATTAAATGTAGTTGTAGTTGTATAGGCAGTTGTTGTATTGAACGCAGTTGTAGTACTTTGTGTTGTATTAAATGTTGTAGTTGTAGTAAATGCTGTTGTAGTATTAAAAGCAGTTGTAGTACTTTGCGTAGTATTAAATACAGTGGTTGTTGAGAATAAGGTAGTAGTTGTAAATGCAGTTGTTGTATTAAATGCTGTTGTTCTACTTGTCTCAGTAGTATTACCTGTATTAAATGTAGTAGTTCTACTTGTATCAAAAGTAGTAAGAGTACTTTGTGTTGTGTTAAATGTTGTGGTTGTAGAGAAGGCAGTCTCTCTAGTACCGCTTATTGTACTAGTAGAAGTTGCTGTATTCCTTGAAGTTTCATGCGTAACAGTGAATGGCCCTGCTAGAGAGCCTCCATCGTTTACGTATACTTCATTGACTCTTCTGATAGTACCGCTGTCATTAACGGCCAGAAAAGAGATTTGACGAAGTGTTCCACTGTCATTAACATATATTGCCATCTATTAACTCGAATATACAAACCAAATATGCCCACTTGATGTACCACTGGTATTTGTTGGAGCAGTTGTTGTTATAGTCATAGGTAATCTTGCGGATGCGATAGTACCACTAGTAATTTTTCCAGTAGCTACTGCTCCTTCAAAGTTTCTACTTGCATCGATAGTATCTGTACCATCAATTTTAAGTCCTGAGTCCTCGATGTTGAAATCTAATTTTTGTCCCATTTTATACCTCTATTGTTGTTCTAACGAACTTATATGCCATAGTATCACCACTTGCTGGTGTTACTCTTAACCTTACATTACCACCACTTATATCTGCATCAAATGTTGCTTGTGCACCATTGTCAAATATAGAAGCGTACTGTGTTAAATATACTGTTGAACCATCATGGAATAAGAATATTTCTATTGCATGAAAGTTTGTGTCTGTTGAATTTGTTACCTGTACATTGTACTTAGCAGTTCTAAATATAGAAGCGCTGAATGAATCTAGTGTAAATACTGTTGTAGCACCTGATGTTCCTGTACCAACATCCATACCAGCTACTTCATCTATGTGTAGTTTTTGTGGTGGGTTAGTATCTTGTATACCTATCTTATCTGCTTGTAATCTTGTAGTAGCATTAAGTGTTGGTATTACTTGAGTTCCAGTAAATGTTTGATTCAAAGCCCCTGCATCTATCTTAGCTGCTGTTACTGCATCATCTGCTAGTTCTGTTGTATCTACATTACCTGCAACTATATTTGCTGTAACAACTGAGTTATCTGCTAACTTTGCTTGTGTTACTGCATCAGCAGCTAGTTTAGCTGTTGTAACTTGTAAGTTTCCTAAATGTATAGTGTCTATACTACCACTTACTAATTCTGCTGAATCTACTGAGTTTGCTGCTAAGTCTCCTGCTGCAATAGTTGCATCTGCTATCAAGTCTGATGTAATTAGACCGCTTGATATAAACGCAACACTATTAATAGCATTATCTGCTATCTTACTTGATATTACTGAATCAGTCGCTAGTTGAGCTGAATCTACTTGACCATTGTCAATATGTTTAGTAAGAATACTATTCTGTGCTATTTTTTCACTTGTGAATGCATTGTCTTGTACCTTTGCAGTCGCTACTGAGTTACCAGCTAATTGTGCTGTGTTAATTAGAGCGTCTGCAATAAAGTCAACACTATCAATAGCGTTGTCTGCAATATGTCTTGATACTATTTGGTCGGTTGCAATTTTTGCTGAAGTAACATTGTTAGCTGCTATCTTAGCTGTTAGTACTGAATTACCTGCAAGATGTATACCATCTATACTACCAGTTACTAATTCTGCGCTGTCTACACTATTCTGTGCTATCTTACCAGCTGTTACTGCATTATTTGCTAACTTAACAGTAGTTACCTGTAAGTCTCCTAAATGTATTGTATCTATTGATCCACTAACTAACTCTGCTGAGTCTACTGAGTTGGCGGCTAGACTTGTTGCTAGAGCGACTCCAGCTGAACCATTGAAGTTCACACCTGAAGCAGTTACATCTCCGTAAAGTCTACCTGCTTGTATATTTGCATTTGTAAGAGATAAGTCTCCAGTCGATGCACCTGTTGCTGTTGTAGTTGCAAATCTTACTCTGTCTGCACTTTCATCCCAACCAATAAATACATTGTTTGAGTCGCCTCTTTCCATTACAATACCTAAGTCACCAGATGGAGTTCCTGTTACTCCGTTTGCTAGTTCTATTAACTTATCTGATACTACTGTATTTGTTGATGAAGCTGTTGTTGTTGTTCCTGTAAATTCTACATCACCTGAAAAACTGACACTACCTGTAAATGTTTGTCCACTAAGTGCGTCTGATTTTAGTTCTGATGATGATACAGCGTTAGCTGCTATCTTTACTGCTGTAATCGCATTGTCAGCTATCTTTGCTGTTGTTACATTTGAGTCTGCAATATGTGCTGTATCAATACTGCCGTCTACATAGTGTTCTGAATTGATACTATCGTCTGCAATTTTTGCTCCACTTACTACATCTGCAGCTAAGTGTATTGCATCGATACTGCCTGAAACAAGTTCTGCTGAGTCTACTGAGTTAGCAGCTATTTTAGCCGCTGTAATTAGATTGTCTGCAAGGTCTACTGTATTGACTGCTCCATTTA